ACGCCGGTCGACGCCTACGCGCTCGACGTGGTGAACGGCGTGGTGCCGGCGGGGAAGTATCACCGGCTGTCGTGCAAGCGGCATCTCGAGGACCGGCAGCGCGAGAACACGCCGGGATTCCCGTATCGCTTCGTGTGGGCGCAGGCTGACCGGTTCCTGAAGTTTGCCAGCCTGATGAAGCACTACAAGGGGCGGCAGTTCGCGAACACGCCGTTCACGCCGACGCCGTGCCAGGTGTTCCGCCTCGGGTCGATCTTCGGCTGGCGCCACGCACAGACAGGCCTACGCCGGTTTACGACCGCTTACAACGAGGTGCCCCGCAAGCAGGGCAAGAGCTTTGAAGAGGCCGTCGTCAGCATCTACTGCACGTTCTTCGAGGGCGAGGCCGGTGCCGAGGGCTACTGCATCGCCACGAAGGAGAAACAGGCAAAGATCGCGTTCGATTCCGCAAAGAAGCTGGTGAAATCGAGCGGCCTGTCGGCCCGGATCAAGGTCAACGCGGCGAACCTGCACCGCCTGTCGACCGAATCGAAGTTGGAGCCGCTCGGTAGTGACAGCGACACGACGGACGGTCTGAACCCGCACTTCGTCGGCGTCGACGAGCTGCACGCCTTCAAGAACCGCGGCCTGCTCGACGTCATGGAAAGCGCGACCGGTGCGCGATTGAACCCGCTGATCTTCCAGATCACCACGGCCGGCGACGACCCGGTCAGCGTGTGCGGCGACCAGCACGACTACGCCTGCAAGATACTCGACGGCGTGCTCGAGGACGACGCCTCGACGCTGTCGTTCTTCGCGTTTATCGCGCACGCCGACGAGGGCGACGATCCGTGGTCGGAGGACACCTGGCGCAAAGCCAACCCGCACTACGGCATCAGCGTCAATCCTGAGGACATGCGCAAGCTGGCGGCCAAGGCGCAGAAGATGCCGAGCGCCGCGGCCGAGTTCAAACAGAAGCGCCTAAACCTGTGGGTGAATGCCACCGCGCCGTGCCTGTCGGTCGACGGCTGGCGCAAGGGCCAGAGCCTCGTGAGCCGGGAGGCCTTCGAGGCTTCGCTGGAACATGAATCGTGCTACGTCGGCGTCGACCTCGCGTCGAAGATCGACCTCTGCGCGCTGGCACTGGTCTTCCCGCCGACGCCTGGCCGCCCGAAGTGGAGCGTGATCCGCCGCGTCTGGACACCGGCCGATACCCTTGCTGAACGTGCGCACCGCGACCGCGCGCCGTATGACGTCTGGGTCGAGCAGGGCTGGCTGCACACCGTGCCAGGCACGCGCATCGATCAGCGCGTCGTGCGTGAAGCGCTGGCTGAGTTCAGCGACCGTTACGACATCGAGAAAGTCGGATTCGACCCGTGGCACGCGGACCAGCTCGCGACGGACCTTGTCAATGAAGACGGGTTTGCCAACGAGCAGATGATCGCCGTGCCGCAGACCTACGCCGGCATGTCGAGCGCATGCCTGAGCGTGCAGGCCGACATCCTCGACGCCAACGTGGACACCGCCGGATGTCCGGTCACCGCGTGGGCCGTGTCGAACACGGTCGGCCAGCGTGACGGCAAAGACAACTTGATGTTTGCCAAGGGGCGCAGCCGGGGGCGCATCGACCCGGTGATCGCGCTGACGATCGGCGTCTCGCTCTACCTGCGTCAGCCGCAGGCCGTCGTGGCCGAGCCGCGCATCGAGGTGTGGTGATGGCGGTGGCGTTTCAGATCGTGGGATTCCTGCTCACGCTTGTCGGTATCGCCGCCTGGTCGTGGCCGGCGGCCTGCGTGGTGGCGGGCGTGACGTTGTTCGTGGCGGGTGGGCTCGAGCAGGCCCAGAGGAGAGAGCCGTGAGGACACCATTTGCCAGCCTGTTCGAAAGCCGGTCGGGCTCGCTGGAAAACCCCACCACGCCGTGGGATGCGTTCTTTCAGGAAGGCGCGCGGACGGCGTCAGGCGTCACGCTGACCGACGACAAGGCCGTCAGCGTGCCCGAGGTCTACGCCTGTCTTCAGGTGCTGTCGCAGGACGTCGGTCGCTGTCCGGTGAAGCTGCGCCGACTGGAGCGCGACGGGTCGTACACCGATGCGTCGGACCACTCGATGTGGGAGATCCTGGCCGACCTGACTAACCCTGAAACCACGGCGTTTCAGTTCCGGTCGCAGATGCAGAGCGACCTGATGCGCTACGAGCACGCGTACGCGGAGATCATCCGCAACCCGCGGGGCGAAGTGGTCTCACTGTGGCGTCTCGACCCGCGCTACATGGAACTCAGCCGCGATGCGCTGAACCGAAAGATTTACACCTACCGGCCCGGCGGCTCGTCCTCGGTGCAGCAGTGGGCGTTCCACCCGTCGACGCCGCCGATCCTCGAACTGGCGCATCCCTCGCCGATGGTCCGGTGCCGTGAACTGATCGGGCTGGCGTATGCGCTCGACCTCTTCGGGGCGTCGTTCTTCGCCAACGGCGCGCGGCCCAGCGGCACGCTTGAGACACCGCCGGGTGTGAACCTTGATCCTGAAGTGCGGCATCGGCTGCGCGAGTCGTGCCAGAAGCTGTTCTCGGGCTCCGAGAACGCTGGGAAGGTGGCGCTCGTCGAAGGCGGCCTCACGTTCAAGCCAATCACCATCGCGAACAACGAGGCCCAGTACAACGAGACCCGCAAATTCATCCGCACGATGATCGCGGGCGCGTTCCGCATGCCGCCGCACAAGATCGGCGACCTCGAGCGCGCGACGTTCAGCAACATCGAGCAGCAGTCGATCGACTACGTCACCGGCACGCTCGACCCGTTCCTGGTCGCGTGGGAGCAGGCGTTTCGCCGCGACCTGCTGTCGACGCGCCAGTTCCCCGGCTACGTGGCGACGTTCGACCGGCAGGCGCTGATCAAGGCCGACATCAAGTCGATGCTCGACGCGTTGGCCGTGGGCCGTCAGAACGGTTGGTATAGCGCTGACGACATCCGCAAGCGGCTCGGTGAAAACCCGATCGGTGGCGAGACCGGCCAAGCGTATCTGGTCAACGGCAACATGATCCCGGTCGCACAGGCTGGGCAGACGGCGGCGGCTCAGGCCGTGGCGCCCGGAGGAGCGCAATGAAGATCGAACGACGCATCATCGCCACTCAGCTCGAGGTGCGGGCCGCCGGTGATGCACCGGCCTCGCTCGTGGGCTACGCCGCCGTCTTCAACCGCGACGCGGTGATCGCGGGCATGTTCCGTGAGCGCATCGCGGCTGGCGCGTTCGAGAGCGCTATTCGCGAAGACGACGTGCGCGCCCTGTTCAACCACGATCCGAACTTCGTCCTCGGCCGGAACACCGCCGGAACCTTGCGGCTGGCCGAAGACGAGACCGGGCTTCGCTACGAGGTTGACCCGCCCGACACGCAGATCGCGCGCGACCTGATGGTCAGCATCAAGCGCGGCGACGTGAACCAGTCGTCGTTCGGGTTCCAGGTCGTGCGCGAAGAGTGGAGCACGCCGGAGAACCGTGCCGAGCTGCCGACGCGAACCATCCTCGAAGCGCGGCTCTTCGACGTGTCGCCTGTGACGTATCCGGCTTACGAAGAGACCACCGCCGAGGCTCGTGCGCAGGCGGCCACGCTCGTGGAGTCGGCCGTGGCCGCGCTCGAGCGGGCGCAGGATAGCGACGCGCAGGCGTTCACCGAGCAGCGGCAGCGTCGGCAGGCGCTGATCGAGGCCACGCTGTGAGCGAGGCGCGTCCCGTCTCTGCGGCGGGTCGTCATGCCGTGCCCGACCGGCTGTTTCGGGCCACACAGTGCCACGCCTGTCAGCGGATGATCTGCGAGGTCACCGAAGACGCCGTGCGGCCTGGACAGGTCGTCGCCATCAAGTGCCACCGGTGCAAGGCCATGAACTACCTGATGGGGCGCTCGGATGTTGACATCGACGGCTGAGCCCCCGCGGCGCGCGTATATGCGCGCCTACATGCAGCAGCGGCATGCACGCGGCCTGTGCGCCAGGTGCGGCAAGCCGCTACCGAAGAACTACAGCGGATGGCGGCATCAGCGCTGTGACGAATCAGTTAAACAATCGTCCAAACCTGCCGCAGACTGAACCCACAACTAGAGCCCTTCGAGGCCAAGCCATGAGGCCACGCGCGACGAGCCCGAACGCGCATCCGGTGGACACCGTCTACCAGAAAGGTCCGTTCATGGATTCGAAGGCACTCCGCGAACAGCGCGCCAAGCTGGCGTCTGACGCAAACGACATCCTCGGCCGCGCCATCAGCGAGAAGCGCGCCTCCACGCCCGAGGAGCTCTCCCAGGTCGACAAGATCCACGCCGACGTCGATGCCCTCAAGGCGACCATCGACCGCGTCGAACGCCAGGCTGACGAGGCGCGCATGTACGCGCCGGAATCGCAGCGCGCTGTCGAGCGGCCGTCGGACGGAGAAAGCCGCGCGGCCGAGGAACTGACCAACCGCGCGTTCACCAAGTGGGTGCAGGAAGGCCCCGGCGCGCTCGATGCGCAGGAGCGCAAGGCGCTGCCTGTGGCGGCTGCCAAGGGCGCGAACGGGACCGAAATCACGTTGCGTATGCGTCCGATGCGCGATGCGATCGCTGATCTGCGCGCGGCGCAGACCGTGACGACCTCTGGCGGCGGCTACATGATCGCCCGTGCCTTCTCGAACGAAGTCGAGCGCGCGATGCTCTACTACGGCGGGATGCTCCAGACGGGGCGCATCATCGACACCGACACCGGTGCTCCGCTGGACTGGCCGACGTTCGACGACACCGCGAACACCGGTCGCCTGCTGAGCATCAACACGACGGTGACCAACACCGCCATTTCGTTCGGCACGCTGCAGCTCGACGCTTACAAGTACAGCTCCGATTCGGTGCTGGTGCCTGTTGAACTCGCGCAGGACAGCGCGTTCGACATGAATTCGCTGGTGGGTTCGGTGCTCGGTGAGCGCCTGGGCCGCATCCTGAACAACCACCTGACGGTCGGCACCGGATCGTCGCAGCCGAACGGCGTCATCACGGCGGCCACCACCGGCGTCACCGGCGCGACTGGTCAGACCACGTCGGTCACCTTCGACAACATCGTCGATCTGGTCTACAGCGTCGACCGCGCCTACCGCACCAACGCGAAGTTCATGATGAACGACTCGTCGGTGAAGGTGATCCGCAAGCTGAAAGACGGCGACGGCAAACCGATCTGGAACGTCGGCAGCCCGATGGCCGGCGAACCCGATACGCTGCTCGGCTACCCGATCGTCGTGAACAACGACGTTGCGGCGATGGGCACCAGCGCGAAGTCGATCGCGTTCGGCGACTTCAGCAAGTACCTGATCCGCCGGGTCAAGGACATCACGCTGCTGCGCCTCAACGAGCGCTACGCCGACGCGCACCAGATCGGGTTCATCGCGTTCGCGCGCTTCGACGGCGACCTCGTCGACGCTGGCCAGCACCCGGTCAAGCTCTACGTCAACTCGGCGTCGTAACCCGACGCGCAACCAGACCGTGCTGAGCGGGGCCGTCCTTCGGGGCGGCTCCGCAGCCTAACGGGAGGATTTCATGGCGGGCAGCGACAGCTATATTCCCAAGTTCTACAAGCGCGACGGCGGCGACACCATCGGCATGAAGTCGGGAGCCCTTGCGGCTGTCGATGCCGGCGTGGGCGGGTTCGCCAACCAGATCCGCAAGCGCTTTACCATCGCGCAGGTCAACGCTGGTGCCACCATCCTGTCGGCGGCGCCTGGCTATGCCTACCGCATGCACGGCTGTGCGCTGATTGCGATCGGTGGCAACGCTACGGCGGCGACCACGGTCGACGTGCTCGCGACGCAGTCGGCGGGCAGCGTCAAGCTGATGGCCGGCGCCATCGCCAACCTCACGCAGAGCGCCCTGCTGCGCGCCGGTGCCACGGGCGGCACCATCCTCGCCGATGGTGCCTCGTTCGTCGCCAACGACGCCAACACCGCTATCACCATCGGCAAGACGGGCAGTGCGCTGACTACGTCCACGCACATCGACGTTCTGCTGACGTACTCCGTCGAGGCGCAGTAAGCCCGTGGTCCGCCACGACTTCACGCTTACCGTCGATGCCTCGGGCAACGCCACGGTCTACTCAAGCCAGCCGGCGCACGGCGAAATCTACCAGATCCGCTATGTGCCGGACGGCTCGAACCCGTTGGCGACCGGCGCCGACCTCACCATCACGGCCGAAGGGTCTGGGCTGGCCATTGCCACGCTGACCGACATCGGCACGTCGGCGGTGCAGTGGGCGCCACGGCAGACCACGCACTCGACGACCGGGACGGCAGCGCTCTATGCCGCGGCCGGCACGGCCGTCAATGACCGCATCGGCATCTTCGGCGAGCGCATCAAGGTGGCCGTCGCCCAGGGCGGCGTGTCGAAGACCGGCGTGCTCTACGTCTGGGTAGGCTGATGCAGATCCAGATCCTCCAGCCGATTGCCAGCGAGGTGTTCGGTCTCGAGGTTGGTGACATCGTCGAACGCGACGAGCTGACCGCGCGCGCCTGGTGCGCCAGCGGTGTGGCTCGTCACGTCGACGGTCCTGAAACGGCCATGCGCCAGGCCGCGCCTGAGCGTGCCGTCAGAGCCCGTGCGAAAGGTCGTCGCTGAGTGGCCTATACCGCGCTGCCGTACACGCTGTCGATCGTCACCGAGCCCAGCGCGGAACCGCTGACGCTCGCAGAGGCGAAGCTGCACGTCCGTGAGGACCAGGCCGACAACGACAGCCTGATCCGGTCCTTGATTGTGGCCGCTCGGCAGCATGTCGAGGCCTTCACGGGTCGGGCGCTGATGCCGCAGACGTGGGACGTCAGTCTGGACGAGTTCCCGGCTGGCTCCATCTGGCTCCCAAAGGCGCCGCTGGTCTCGGTGACCTCGGTGTCGTATCTCGACGTGGCTGGAGACTCGCAGGTCTGGAGCACGGCGAACTACAGCGTGCACGCGCCAGCCGGTGATCGGGCGCAGCAAGGCCGCGTCAGCCCGAACTACTCCGTCTTCTATCCGGTCACGCTGCCGGTGCCGAATGCCGTGACGGTGCGATTCGTGGCGGGCTATGCCTCGGCTGCGCGCGTGCCGGAGGCGATCAAGTCGGCCATGAAGCTGCTGATTGGACATTGGTACGGATCGCGTGAAGCCGTGGTCTACGGGCAGACGGCACCGGTCGAGATTCCGGTGGGCGTGGACGCGCTGCTCTGGCCCTACAAGGTGTTCTGATGCGCGCCGGTGACCTCCGCGACCGCGTGACTAT